GTTTGCCTTGGGCCGTTACCCGACATCAATGCCGCATGTCCGGTTTGCCTGCCGAATTTCTACCATCGGCAATTGCCGGACGTTCAAACACCAGTAGATGATCCCTACGTGGCGTTCCGCGAGACTGAGCCATGCAAGCGTTGCGGCGAGGGCGAATCGTGGACCGTCAAGGGTCCAGACGGCGCGTGCATCGGCCAGAGTTGGACCGGCGACAATGCGGAATGCAACGCCGAGGAAGAGGCGCAAGCGCTGAATGCGGCCTACGAGCTGGGCCGCGCATCTACCTCTGCAAAGGAGCGGCAATGTTGATATTGACCCGCCGCGCCGGCGAAACCCTGATGATCGGCGAGAACATCACCGTGACCGTGTGCGCCATCAATGGCAACCAGGTCAAGCTCGGCATCGCAGCGCCGAAGGACGTGCCGATCTTGCGCGAGGAGCTGGTGCCGCACCGGGGCTGGGCAGAGGGCGGCCCGTTCATTTTTGGCAAGCGCGGCTGAGCCGCGGGAAGCTCAAGTGATGCTCTCCCAGCTACAGCGCGACACCGATGGGGAGAGACTGTGAGTACATTCCTGTTCAATTTCAAGGCGCAATTCGTGCCGGCAGTCGAGGGTGGGACGAAGTTGCAGACCATCCGCCATCGCCGCAAGGATGGCCGACAGCCACATGCGGGTGATATCGCCAAGCTCTATACGGGCCTACGAACGTCCAAGGCGCGTTTGCTGCGTGAGGCGCCAGTGGTTGACTGCTTCCCTGTGAATATCGACATGGGAGAGATGGCTTCGCGCCGCATCATCAGTAATGGCGTGCGCCTCAACATCGGCGAAGGCAATGCGTTCGCCAAACTAGACGGGTTTGAGGATTCGCAGGACATGATCCAATGGTTTAAATCGACCTACCGCGGCATGCAGTGGTTCGAGGGATTCTGTGTCCGCTGGAGCACACGCTCAGCACTGCAAAGATCCGGAGAGCCCCAGTGAATTGGTACGTCGGAACCGACTGGGCCGTGATTCCCGCGGGCGGCAACAGCCTGCGTCAGGTGTTCGTGAGGCTGGAGGAGTATGAAGCGCTGGCGGCTGAGCTAACCGAATGGAAACGGATGCGCAATGAAGCGATGGCACAGGCGACGTTCAATAGGAACGGAATCGACACGCTTGCCGCCAAACTGGCCGCCGAGCACATGTCGCATTCCTGCACGATTGCCGAGGAACACGAGTCACGGACGGCGTTCCAAGAGCGCATCCGCGAACTAGAAGCGACGCTGCATGACATTAGCACCATCTATCCGAAGGAGCTTTTCCCGGCTGTCACGGCGCTGGCGTATTGCCGTCAAAAAGCTCTGGCCGCCCTGAGCGGGGCGGGGATAGCGGCGCAAACGGCTGCTAAGCATCCATTTACAGGCGACGGCGGCCAGCCCTGCGTCAAATGCGGAAAGCCATATCAGGACCAAGTGCATGAGTTCCGACCGCAACCAACTTCGAGTGAGCAACCTGACCGGGGAGCAGCCAAGTGAAGCCCTGCAAGCATCTCGATTTCAATGAGGCAACCTACGGCCAGGCCGCCGAATTGAAAACCCTCACCGACTTTGTAATTCCGGTCAAATATTGGAAGCGACGACCACACATGCTTTATGAAGGCGCTCCGGTGAACGTCCAGTTTTGCGGCCAAGGTCGCGGTCGCATCAATGGGATTTTTCAGTGTTACAACGAGGGCGAGATGCACTGCTACCAAGCGAGTGAGGATTCTAAGCCATGACAAAGCCCTATTGGCGACTTGGGAGAGATACTCGTGATCTACGATGACTATCCGACTGTCACCTGCCCTAAGTGCGGCGCCGAGGAGACCGATATGGACGGCTTTGGCTTCATTGCGTGCATTCCCGGCTGCGGCTTTTGCACACACCCGTCGCGCTCGTTATCCGAGGATGATTGTTGGACCTGTGGCATTTGCGGGGATCGATCACAGAATACATCCGGGAGAAAAGCATGAGTCTTGATCGCGAATTGCTAATTGTATCCCCGATGCTTGACGTTATCGACGTGCAGCCGCGCGGGAATGGTAGCTGCGACACCATCATTGGCCCCGATCACGAATGGGGCGTGGCGTTCACGGCGGCCGGGATCATCTATCGAATCTGCGGGCGATGCGGCACGGTGCGCATGAAAGAGCGCGGCCTGTTTCCTAATGAACACGTCTAATCCATTACCGGAGCCGAAATGATCCCTCACGGCTCTAGTGCCCGCAGCCAAGCCGATGGAGGATCAGAGCATGGATGAACTACCGTTTGAAACTTACGAACGACTCATGCACGAGCCGTGGCCTGGCGGCAAGTCGGAGCGCGTTGTGAACTTGCTGCACGCCTATGGGATACATCCCTATGGCGTGTTCAATCGGCCCGGCAGCGCAGAAGCAAACACCGCGTTGCAAGAAGCCTTGATTCGCGAGCACTCAGCACGCAGCGGAGGGGTAGGGCAATGACAGCCCTGGAACGCATGTATATGGCCTACGTTCGATGGGTCAAGAAGCAGGGCTACCGCACGATCTGGGAGTGCCCCGTTAGCTGGACCGAATGGATGGTTCAGCGCTCACAGCCTGATGTGCCGTCGCGGAGCCGCCCGCGTGAAGCGCCTCCTCTGCTGGTGGCACGGCCACCTCATCAAAGCGACGATCGATGTCGCCTCGGCCGAAGTGCGCTTCGTCTTCCACTGCGAGCGGTGCGGGCGGATCTTGCCGGGGCCGGAAGTGCAGCCCTCTAAACCGTGGCCGCGTTGATCCATTGAGTGACGCCGTGACCGAACGCATTACAATGCTGCCGACCAAGGGGATGCCGGATGAGGATCTCGCCCTCGGCCTGGTCATGGACGCACTAAGGGGAAAAAATGAAGGCCGCCATGTACCTACGGAGCTCAAAAGACCGCAGCGATGTGAGCCTCGCCGCTCAGCGCCGCGAACTCGAAAAGCTCGCGGCCTCACGCTCCTTGACGGTGGCAAAGACGTATGAGGACGCTGTCGAATCCGGATCGACCGAAAACCGCCCGGGATTCATTGAGTTAGTTCGGGCTCTCAAGCACTCCTCCCGAGGCTGGGAATACCTCCTCGTTTACGACACCAGCCGGATCGCCCGCCGGCGCTACATCGCCCAGGCCATCAAGCACGAGGCCAAAAAGCGCGGCGTCACTATCCTCTATGCCCGCATGCCCTCGGACTTGGACCCGGTCGCCGAGCTCGTGCTCGAGTCAGTCTTCGAAGCCATGGACGAGGCGCATTCGATCATGTCCCGGCAAAAGGGTTTGGCGGGCATGGCGGAGAACGTCCGCCGCGGCTTCCGCGCCGGCGGCCGCGCGCCGATCGGCTACCAGCTGCAGGCCTTGACGACCGGTACCATCCGCGAGGGCTCGCCGGTCATGAAGTCCAAGCTCATGCCGGGCGCCGGCGCCGCCATGATCGGGGAGTACTTGACGGCCCGCGCCAATGGCATTCCCCGCACGATCGCCGCACGCAAGACCGGCATGCCGGCAACTTCCTTGATCGGCGTCGAATGGAACGCCCTCACCTACGCCGGGCACACCGTCTGGAATCGTCACGCGCCGAATGGCGGCGGCACGAAGATGCGGCCGCGCGCCGCCTGGCAAATGACGCGGGACACACATACGGCGCTCATCTCCGACGCCGCGGCCGAGACGATCCTGACCAGGCTGGAGACGAGCCACGTCGGCCGATCGGTGTCCCAGGCCATGGCCGCCAAGTCCGACTATCTCCTGACTGGCCTGCTCTACACCGGCGACGGTCAAATGTGGGTCGCCCATGGGAAGTACTACCGCTTGAAGCGCCGGGACGCTACCCCGGGCAAGACGGTCCGGGCGGACATGATCGAATCCGCCGTGCTCGAGCAGGTCGAGGCCGGCATGAAGTCGGACCTCTTCCTACGCAATCTCTTGATTGCCGCCCAGCGCAGCCGGCGTGCCGCGGATCCCGCCGCCGCCATCGATCAGCAGATCGCGAAGCTCGAGAAAGAAAAGGGCCGCGCGGCGGAGCTCGCCCTCACCTCGGACGCCGACACGTTCACCGCGATCGTCGAGGAGCGCGGCCGGCATATCGAGTCATTGCGCCGAGAAGCCGACGCCGTGCGGCAGGACGACACCGTGTCGAAACAGTTGGCGGCGATGACCGTCGACCAGCTTCGCGGGTTGCTCGCAGATCAGAGCCGGGAGAAGGCGCTGCAGACCCTGGTCGATCGAATCGTGCTCGAGCGCGACCTCACCTGTCAGATAGAACTCAAGGCCGTACCGGGCCGGCAAAGACGGTGGCCAGGTGTGGCGTCCCCACAGGTACGCGATAGCTGGCCACCTGAGCTAATTCAGCGGGTTACGTTGAAGCGGATCGCGTAAATGCGGCCGAAAGGCGGCTTGGTCGTTATAAACGGCGCCGAAGGATGGCACCCCCCATAATCGTCGCAGATTCCAAATCCGGACGATATCGGCTGGTGGTCATACGTTCGCGGAAGCGTGAGTTACCCGACATCCCGGGCTACGAAGATGCCGCCGCCGAGTCGTCGCCGAATAGCCTCACCGCTGCCAAAACCTGAACGCTTTCAGGATCATCGAATCACTCGCCGTGCCCTCCTCCACGATCATCGATTCGGCGCGCCCCTCCGGCTCATTACGCACCGGTGCGTTTTCTTGCGTAATGGCCTTCGACGGCGGCTGGCGCTGATAGGCCGGCTTCGGCGCGACCTTCTTGGCGACGTAGTCGAAGTAGTTCACGGCGCGAGAGCGATCATCGGGGTCATTTGGGCGGCGTCTGCGGAACAGGCGTGGATGTAGTCGTCAAGAGCTCGTTCAACTTCGCTAGGGCCGAGGGCGATCGGGGCGGATGCTTGAGCTCCGCCGGCCACGCTTGCGGCTTGGGGCACGCTACCACCGCAGGCACTGGCGGCATAGACGTACACCCGGTGAGCAGCGCCAGCGACAAGAGGATCGATCGGTGTTGCGTGATAAGCATCAATTACCCCTTGCTGGTGAGCGTGGTCAGCGGCGGCCTGGCGCGCGTTCTCATCCATGGCGTTGACGACGGCCTGAAGCTGCGCCGTGTGTTGAGCCTCTAATGCGGTTTTAGACGATAGTCCGCCGATGTGATACCCCGCCGCAAACAGCGCCGCGACCATCGCGACGATGGCGCCCAGCTTCAGGTAGAGCGCCGGCGTCACCGCGGCTGCATTCCCGCGGCCGCCAGCGCGCGCGTCACTTGGGCCTGCAGGATGGCGTGCCGGCGTTCGAGCCGGTCGATTCGCTGGCGCAGCACAATCTCTTGGTTGCGGGTCTCGTACAGGAACTGCTCCATCGACATGCGGCTGCCCTCGATCCCGGTCAGCAGGGCGGCGGTGTCGTTGATATCGATCTGCAATTTTTGGGCGGCATCGAGCGCCTGCAGCAGCTCGACCGATTGGCTGTTCATTTCAGTGCGGTCGGTCATTTAGAGACTCGCCTTCTCGCGTGGGGTGGACTGTCTGCAACCTCTTCGATCCGGTCCCGCCACTGCTCTTGCCGATCGACCTTAGCGGCGATGTTATCGATTTTATCGCCCATCACGGCCAACTGGGTGTCGATCTTGTGAAGCACAATGCGTTCCTGCTCCAAGCCCGCGACCGATTCTTGGAGGCGGCGCACGTCGTTCTGGGCGTTGCGAATGTCGTGCTGCGCGTTGACGACATAGGTAATGGCGACGGCCAGGGCGGCGACCGCGCTGCCCAAGGCCGCTGGCGTGAGCCGCTGCCTGAGAGCTACCGGCAGCCACGCAAAGCCCGGGGCGCGGCGCGCGAGGACTGACGTCGTCGATCCGTAGTCGGGTTTCTCATCCACTTACGCGCTCGGCGGGTCTCGATTGGCAAACGTATTGACCAGTCCGATGACGAACGCGGCGACACCAAACACGGCGAGGATGGCACCCTGCAATTTGGGCGAGAGCAAGTGGCCGATCTGCGCCAGGTTGTTCTGCGCGTAGGCGATGCCGATGGCGGTGAGTCCCAAAGTTTTCGTTCGGTGACACCATACCCACGTTGCCAATCGTTTGATGCGGATAATCATGCCGCCGCCCCACCCTTCGCCGCGAACACATCGATCAGATCGGCAAGCTTGCGCTGCGGCTGGCCCGAATCGCCGCCCGGCAAGCTCGCCCAGATCCCGGCGCACGCGGCGATCGCCTCCTCGACCGCGCCGCGGTTCACGAGATCGAGCGCGTGCCGTTCCTTGATGAGCAAGAGCGCCGCATCCTCCTGCGCCTGGCGATTGAAGCTCGCGAGCTTTAGGACCTGCTTGCATTCGCGCCAGGTCGGGCGGGTGATCTGAAACGCGCCCGCAGCCGTCGAAATGGAATGAGCATATTGAGGTCCCAAATTCGCGATCGAGATGCCGAGCCACTCGCCAGTGATCGCCGGATGATCGGTGAAATTCGTGATCTCATGGGTGTAGCCGTAGCACACCGCGTAGGGCGAGACGAGCACGCCGCCCTTCACCCACTGATCGGTGCCTTCGCTGTGGATGATCGTCGATAGAAAAGCGGCCTGGTTCGGCAGCATATTAATAGCGCGCGATCAGGAACGACGCGACGCACACCGCGACGAATACGCCGAGCCACAGAATCAGCGGCTTGTGGACTTTGAGGAAGGCGACGCGAGTCAATTCGGTTTCCAAGGGGGTCGAAACTCCAATGGGTGGGAGGAAGTGGCACATGGTCCCCACTTTGCCGCTTCGCTCGAAGCAGCGCGTTGATGCGCGTCGAGATTTTCTAAAGTCCCGCAAGTCCCCCTTTAGGCCGTGCGGCGGAACCAATCGGCGATGCCGACGGCGCCGGCCACATTGATATTCACAACCAGACCCACGTCAGATACCGCTCCGATGAAGGTCGCGAGTGCCACCGTTCCGATTTGCTGATAACTACCCGGCACGCCCGTGAGGGAAGCATTGAACTTCAGGTTCGTCCCATCATTCACGATCTGCATGTAGACCCAATCCGTCGTGTTGAACGTGCTGAACGGTATCGTGGCGCTGCTGAAGAGAGCTCCATTGAAGGACGTCGGGCTATTGAACGCATAGCACACGAGCGGGCCCGAGGCCGAATCGAGCAAATAGGCATACAGATTGCCGCTCGAGTTGCGCACGTAGAGACCGATACCGGTGCCAGACCCCTGGCTGGCTGCCGCTATCGCCACCTTGGTCTCTATGGTATACGGCGTGCTGCCGGGGGCGACCTGCGTAATCCCGTGAATCAGTCCATCGGTCACGCCGCCTAGAATGATCGAGCCATTGGCGAAGACGGCGGTTGTGCTGCCCTGATTGCGCCACGTCCATTTCGCATCGAGCGATGTGCCTTCCATTTCATCATCGAGCGTATTCGGCGGGGCCGGGTGCGTGTCTGGCGTGATATTAGCGGATCCCGAGCCGCCGCCACTCACCGGATCAATGTAGACCTGGGCCACGCCGCCGCCCAAATCCGTGACGATGCCGCCGAAGCTGAAATCGATTTCCGTGACATCGGTGACGGTGTGCGTGCCGTCAGTCACCGTGAGCGGCGAGCCGCCGCCACCGGAGCCCGCGCTATCGATCTCAACGCGAGCGCGCCCCCCCGTCTCATGCGTGACGGTCGCGCCGACGAATTGGATTTCGATCGCATGCCCGACGATCGGCGGGCTCGATAAATCACTGACCGCAATGGTGCCCACCGCGGCATCAATTTTATCCCAGGCATCGTTGATCTTGACCTCGGGCTGCGATTGCGAGGGGTCGAGATACTTCAAATCGAGATTCGGTGTGCCGTCGCCGCTCATGGTGATGCGCCTATGGTGATTGTTTGATCGGCGGGAATGCCGCGCCCTACGACTGCCGACATTTGATAGACGGCGCAACGCAGCGACGTCGGTCCCGGGGAGCCAAAGTCAGCGACCTGCTGCGCATGCGTATAGAGGACGCTCGTCGATGCGGTGGAAAGCGTGCGCGCAACCGTCGCGGGACTGTCGTGATAGATATCGATCTGGAACGCGAGCGTCGCCTCGGAGAGCGGCATATCGACGCCACTCATCAACGTGCGCCCAAGACGATCGCGACGCGTCCAGCGAATCAGAATGTCGTCATTGCTTAGTAGCGTGGCATTGACATCGACCGGGCTGAATGGCTTGAGCGCCTGCGCGTGGCCCGTGAAGGTCGTATCGACGCCGCTGCCGTAGCTTGCGCCGATCGAGACCACTTTGTAGATGCGCGCGCCACTGATCTCCGCCGTCGAGAGCATTTCGCGCTGCAGGTAGCCCGCGTTCAGGAGCGCGAACGTATCGCCGGCGACCGACTGGCCGATGGTGTGCTCGGTACCGCGCCGGCCACGCAGCAAACGCGAGAGCCGCCATTGTGTAGTGGATAACTGCACGGCCTCGCCGAACTGCACGATTTCCCAGCGACCATCGGCGCCCATCGCGGCCGCGTTCAATCCGGCGATGAGCTGCGCATCGGTGACGCTCGAGAAGCTGTAGGCCGCCGAGAGCACGTTGACGATAATGTCTGTGCTGTCGTCATAGGTGTAATGGGGCGATGCCGGAACCGCGTCCTGCAGCGTGCCAACGGTCGATTCGTTCACGATCGCGAACTGCGTGACGAAGGTCGAGCCGCCGTCGGTCGATTTGTAGATCTGGCAACCGCCCCATGAGTTGCCGCCCGCGGCACGCTGCGCGGCCATGTAGAAGCCGGGGTTGCTATCGGCGTCCTGCAGCGCCGGCAGATCGAGAAAGAGCGCGTTCGTCGGGGCGATCAGCTTCAATTTCTGCGGCTGGCGCGCCGGCGGATTGGCGATGGCGTAGGAAATATAACTGCCTTGATTGTCGCGAACACAAGAGAGCTTGCGCAGCACGCCGGCGGAATTGGTATCGCTCACGATGCGCAAGCGCTGAATGAATTTATCCACCGGCACCGCAATGCAATCGGCAACCTCGAGCGCCGACCAGGATTGATCGACGGAGAGCTCGTGGCCGTCCTTCGCGGCCCACGCGTCCGCCCAGACAATGTCGGCGCATTGCAGCGCGAAGGTATCGCCTAAGCATAGGGGCAGCGACAGGTCCTGATCGTTGACCGCGCTCGTCGTCAAGCGAAACGGCGACTGCTGCTGATCGTCTTCATAATCGCGCGCGACCGACTTGTAGTGCAGGCGAATCGTGCGCGGCAAGGTCGTCTCATCCGCGCGGCTCGAGGTGATCGCGGGCGGCACGGTCGAGCCTGAGCCGCCGTCATAGGCGCCAAAGTCATCCGTCGTGAAGGTCGCGACCACTTCCTTGCCGCGCGTGACGAATTTGATTTGGGTGGAAGATTCAACTCCATCGAAGAACGCGACCGAACGCAATGGCGCGATGATATCGACCCCGGCGGAGACGCTGCTGATCGCGTAGCCATTGACATACGTCCCGACCAAATCCGCCACATCGTATTGCGCCGCCGTCATGCCAGCGCGCTGACAGATCGCGGCGACGATGGCCGCGACCGAAACGTCCGCGCCGGCGCCATCGCAAATAGTCTCATCGATGGTGTAACCGAAATTTTGCTCCATCGGATAGGTGCCTGCGCCGCCGCTGCCATCCGGCGCGTAGGTCATGCCGGAAGGCATGTCGCCTGCGGTCACCGCGGCGTTATAGGCCGCGGTCCAAAACGTTGCGTTGTCGTTGGGTGAGTGCTCCGGAATGCAGGGGTTGAGCGGACTGATGGTCACATTGCCGCCGGCTGTGCTGAAACTTCGCAGGGCTGCGTAATTTTGTGACGTGTCTCGAGTCCACGGGCCGCTCTTCACATAGCGACCATCACCGCGGATGCAATACCCAGCGAAGGGCGCGGCAGGCAATCCGGCGCATGGATCCAAGGGCGCAGCCGGTTCTCGATACACGGCGACGATAAGATCTTGGGTGGCAAAATACCAATAATTGGATACGGACCCTTGTGACTCTCGCCATTTGCCGGTGGGCGACGGCGGAGACGGGAACGCCGTTCGATCGAAGGGCGTCGTCAACAATAATGTATAGGACTCCTCCCATTGCGAGTCAGGTATCCAATAGGGCGATGTCGGGTCGGTGTCCGCTGGCCCAAAAATTGGGTTGAAAATTGGCCCGTTGCCACTCAAATCGGTGAACGATGGCTTGGCAAAGTTGAAATGCAGTTGCAGCGAATAGATGTTGGTCGACCGAGATACGCCGGGGCCGGGCGTCGGCTGAGCGGCGCAAAGCTGACCCAGGTTGCCCCGCGCCGGCGTCGTATCGTCCATCGAGCTGTAACTTATAAACACATCAGGCACGTAGCCGTAGCAGGTAGCGGCCAAGGCTTGCACGGCGGCAAGCGAGGTATGCGGCGTGTTGTAATCTCCCGGAAAAGACGGCTGGGTCGACAAATTGGAGTCGACGTGGCGCAAGTAGAAGGTATTCGTGTTAGCCGAATTGGTCGGATCTTCCGTGGTCGCGCCGGAGTTCCACGGATACAGAACCTCATTCGAGGTGTGGGTCTGGGTCGAGCACGCGCCGGTGCCGGAGGTATAGCACTCGAACGTGAAATTCGGATGCCGCAGTCCCTGACTCATCGCGAGCGAGCGATTGGTGTACACCATATAGGCGAGCGCGCGAAACCCGAGCACGTTGCCAAACCCTTCGATCGCCTCAATGGTCGGGTCTGCAATCTGATCTTCGGTGCCGAGATGAAGCGTAAAGCCTTCGGCATAGGCGGCACTGGCGGTCAGACGATTGGCGTAGTCCAGATCAGATTCGGCGATCTGCCCGGTGGCGGTGTCGGCATCCTGCTGCGGCCGGATGTCATAGACGATGGTGCCATTTTCCCAGATTCGACTGACGCCGGCGATCGCGCCGACCTCATCCGGATCATCATCCTTGACCCGTTCGCAAAGACCGATCGCGATGCTCTGCGTATAGCTGTAGGTGGTTTGCTGCGGGCCGCCCTTGCCGCCGCTTTCATCCTCATGCTCGACGTAGGGCGCGAGCCAAATAACGGTCCCCGCGACTGTGAACGTGCCAAAGCCAATGGGCACCGGTTCGCCTACCATCGAGGTGGTGGTGCGGTTGTCCGTGATCTTCGGGCCATTCGGCAGCTGGGTCGGAAAGAGCGCGGAACCCGCGAGCGCACCCAAGGCCAAGCCCAACTGCGGATTGCCGAAGTAGGCACCGACGACTGTACCGACGACGATCAGCGCCGCCTGTCCAAAATTGCTAATACGTCACCAGCGGAATCGCCCAGATCGATTTGGTTCGCGCCACCCATTGGCCGCCATAGGAATGCTCGACCACACGCCCGATCATCTGATCGGTATGAATCATTGATTCCCCGGTATAGATCGCGGCATGAGCCGGGTGCGCTTGCAGCGGAAACTGGATCAACATCAGCGCCGCCGGCTCAAGGTCGATTTGCCGGGTCAGGTGCATCATGCCATCGATGAGCAGCGATTGCGGCGCGCGCGCGTAATTCGTCGGTAGGTAGCGCAGGAAGATATCGCTACCGAGTTCATTGAGGCATGCGGCGATGAAGCCCAAACAATCGGCGCCGTTACGCGTGCGGCCTTGATGCAGAAATGGCACGCCCACCCACGCGCGCGCCTGGTCGATGACAGCCCGTGGCGCGATCATAACCCGCTGCCAAGTTCCGATACCGTCGTCGGGCCCGCGGTCAAGGCGTTGACGCCCGGAATGAAGACGCCGAAGCCGCGGAAGTTCACGAGGTTGTTGTAATTCACTTTACAGGTGAAGCGCTGCCGATCACAGCCGCCCGTGAGCGTGAAGGCATCACCGGGCGAGACGCTCTCCGGGAACTGATCCCAGAACTGCGCCACATCCGCCGCCTGGCGCGGGTCTAATTTCACCTCGCGGCTGAAGCCGGTATTGGCACCACTGGTGAAGGTCAACTCGCCGCCGGTGTAGCTGAAGGTATTGGGCGGCGAGGAGTCCTCCAACGTCACCGCGAACTCTTGGCGGTTGGTGACAGCACCGACCACGCCGTTGATGATCGTGGTCGCGACCGGAAACTTACAGCGCCGATCGCCGAACTTCACCACGTTGCAGGAAGCTGAGAAGGTGCGGATCACCGTCTGCGCGAGAATCTGCGCAAGGCCGCGCACCTCGGTGCTGTACTTGCCATCGCTGTCGTGATTGATCGCGCCCAAGATGCCCGATTTCGCGACGAAGTAGCCGTGCTCCGGTGCGCGCCAGTTGCAAATCATCACCGTCACCGGCGCCTTGTCGAGCAGCCCGCTTTCTATTTCATCGACCGTCACATCGAGCGGCGTATACATCTGCGCATAGGGCGAGTCCGGAGAGGTCTCCGGAAAGGCGCCCTGCACTTCCAGGTTATCGACGGCCAAGTTGCTGTTGCTCTGGATATCGCCCGACGTCACATTGGCGATGGCGTAGTAGCGCCCGGCGTACTTGTCGGTCGGGCTGTCGCCGGTGTCCGGGATCGTGATATCCAAATCGTGTTCGGTGCCGCGGATCATGCGGCCATCCGCCATTTCGATCGACCAGATGAAAGCGAGCGAGGTCGCGTCCTTTTGCAGGTCGGCGAGCAAAAGCGGCGGGATCGTCTTCACGCGAGCGGCAACCGAATTTCCGCGAGTTGAATCGTCGCCGTCATGATCTTGAAATTCGAGATCGTCACCGACCACTGCGCATCGAAGCGGCACCACACATCAAATTCCCCGCCCCAGCTGTTGGGCGTGCCGGAGAAGCCGCCGCCTAAGGTCACGAGGCCGGTGGCTTCATCCAAGGTCCAGTCGGTTTGGATCACGCCGCCGTCATTGGCGATCTGGATCCCGGCATAGGTATGGAGCCGGTCCGTGTAGCTTAAGCCCACCGGCCGCGTGATCTCGCGCTCCTGGATGATGCTGCCCGCACTGTATTGCTTGATGAGCCGATAGGAGGCGGGCGAATCACCGGACGACACCAGCGGCTGATCGTAGGCGGTCGGTGTCGCATCCAACCCACAGGATTTGTAATCGCTCCAATCGCGAAAACGAAAGCCCGACCACATGCCGCCCATTGCATGCCAGAACGCATTGATGTTCTCGATATCCGCCTGATGCTGGTTGCCGAAGGGTACCGCCTCGTACTTGAAGAGCGGCCGCGACCACTTACGATCGCGTCGCTCGTAGCCGCCCTCGCGGCTGGTGATCTTCACCAGGTAATTGGGCGCCGACTGAAAGCCGTAGGTCGAGCACTGCGGAAAGGTGGCGGCCGGATCTTGAATGATCGTCGGCATTAGCGGCCGTTCCTGCGCGCGGCGATCGAGAGCTGCGTTGCGGCGTTGTTCGCCGTCTGCATTTGCGAAGGCCGGCTGATGGTGCCATTGGGCGAGGTGGTCATGAAATTGTTCGTGACCTGCAGCGGCTGCTGACCGGCGCCGCCGTTCGGGATGATGTGCATGTCTTTGGCGCCCGAGTAGGCGAGCTCCGGGCCGTCTTCCCCGACGATGCCCACCTTGCCGGCGCCGATCGTGCCGCCGCCCGCAAAGCCTCCGATCGTGCCCGCGAGCGCGCCTAAGTCCGTGCCGGTCGCCGCAGCGCCGGTGCTCGCAATGGCGGATGCACCACCCCCGCCGCCTAAAGCCCCAGCGAACAAGCTGGAAAGTCCGCTGCCGCTGCCGGCGCCGCCGAAGATGCTTTCGGCGATATTCTTATTCGCAATCTGCAGCAGGTCCCTTTCGATACTCAAGGCCATGTCGCGAATCGCTTGGGTTAAGGACTTCGCCCCGGTTTCGGCGGCCAAGAGATTGTCCTCGAACGCCGTCTTGAAATCATCGTTGATCTGTTTCGAGAGCAAGTTCGTTTGCGAGCCCAAGCTCGTGAGCTGGTTTTGAAACGCCTGGGTCGATTTCGTCAGCTGCGGCATGGTCGTCGCGTTCTGATCGGCAATGGCCTTTTCTGCGTTGTACACCTGGGTGAGCGAGACAATCTCGGTCTGGCGTGCGGCCTCCAATTGCGCCTGGCCCGCGAGGGTCGTCAATTGACCGTTGGCAATCTGCGCATTCACGGTCGCCTCGACGCTCGCATAAGCCAATTCGGCGTCGGTGCCTTTCTGCACCTGTTCGTTGTAGGCGGCCTGGGCCAGCGTCACATCGCGCTTTTGCTGAAGCACCGCAAGGCCCGCGGTGTCGCCGGTGCTGGTGAGATTCTCCCTGAGCGATTTGCTCTGCAGATCGAACGCGGCCGCGGCGGCCACCGTCAGGCGGCCCGCCATGACGTCGAGATCATTGTTGATGCTCTGTATTTCCCGGTCGTCTTTGAGCTTGATCAATTGCTGGTCGAGCAGCAGCAATCCCTGCTGTGCTTTGGTGCCGGCCGCGCCCATGTTTAAGAACGCCTGGCCGAGCTCGCCCGTCGTGATTTTGTAGGCAAACGCCGCATAGTCGCCCGCGTTGAACTGCGTGACCTGCTCCTGCAATGACTTGGAGAGATCGTCCGATTTCTTTTTGGCCTCCGCGAAGGCGAGCGCGCCGGCGTCGCGCTTGATGTCCGCAACGATCTTCGAGACGTCGCCGCCCGCGGCCGCCACCTTTTTGAGCGCGTCGGCCAAGGGGCCGAACTGCAGCTTGTAATTGGCTGCCGCGGCGGCGCCCAAGCCAAAGGAGCCAGCCTGTTGGCGCAGCTGCGCATCGTAGTCGGTCAGTTGTTTGAGCGCCTCATCGCCGGCCTTCAGGAGCGCCGGGTTGACGCCCGGATCCTTGATGCGCTTCTTTTCGGCTTCCGTGGTCGAGATCAGAGCCAGTTCGTTGGCGCTGCCCGCCTCCATGATCGCGAGCGTTTGCGCTTCGGTGTCGGCGCGGTTCTTCACGATATCCGCGGTCGACTGCTTGATGATGTCGCCGGCTTCGGTGAAATTGCCGGTCGCGAACTGCACCGCCGCCGCGCCGAGCGCGCCGATGGCGGTGCCCAGGCGCTGGAACGCACCGACCGTTTCGACCACGGTAACGGCGACATACTTGACGCCCGTGACGATCAGGTCCGCCGCGGCGCCGAGTTTCGAGCCGCCGGTTGCGCCCTTCTCGAACTGATCGGCAAGCTCACTGAGCACCGGCAAGAGCTTCGCCGCCAACTGCACCGCCAGGCCGTCGACGATGACGGCTTTGAGGATCGTCACCCGCGTGCTGAAGTCATCGGCGGCGGCGGCGAGCGAGCCCGAGATCACCAGGCCCGCGTCTTCGGCCTCTTTCTTGAATTGCGCAAGGCCCGCGGAGCCCAGGTTCAATACCGGGATCATGTTCTGCCCGGCTTTGCCCAACAAATCCACCGCGATCGCGGTCTTGATCGGCCCATCGGCCATGGTGCGAAATTTATCCGCGATGTCGGGGAGTATCTGCGCCGCGTTCTTCAAGCTGCCATTGGAGTTGGTCACCGACACGCCCAAGGCCCGGAAGGCTTCACCGGCCTTCGAGGTGGCATCGCCGCCGGCCTGGGCCAAGGAGGTGTTCAAGTGCTTCAGGCCATCGGCGAGCGCTTCGGTGCCCAACCCGGAGGCCGCCGCGGCGAGTTTCAGCGAGGATAAATCCTCCGCCGTGACGCCGGCCGATTGCGACAGCAGGTTGAGCGAGGCGGCGGCTTCGATCGACTGCGCCGCGAATTCGACCATCTTCTCGATGGTGAACGCGGCGGCAATGTTCTTCGCAATATCGGCGAGGTATTCGTGCTGCTTCTTGGAGAAGTCGTTGAGCGCATCGGACGCCGCTTTGAAGGTCGCGGTGTAGCTCGAGCTGTCGGCCGTGAGCTTGACGTTTAAGGCTGCAAGATTACCGCCGGCCATTTACTTCAGCTCCTTGTGCCCGTGCGCGAAAGGCGCCCAAGTATCGTTGGCGATTCGCGGCCCGAATGACTTCATCGCGCTCCGACTGCTCGACGAACATGAACTCCATCATCGAGGGCGGTTGCGCGCCGTCTTTCAAGTGCGGCCGCAAGAGCTGCTGAACCGTCATCGCGGCGTGCATGTTATCGCGGTAAGGTCCCCAGGGCTCCAATCGCCAATAGGCTTTCCAACTACGCAATTCCCGCTCCGACAATTCGAGCACTTCATCGATCGAGCGCCCGAGCAACATCCCCAAGCGGTGCAGGAAGAGCTCCTCGGGCGTCAGTCTTTTTTTACCGTGTCGCTGACCTCGCTTGGGCTCGCATCCGGATCCTCCGCCGCGGTCAAGCGCATGGCTTCGGCCGCAATGCTTTTGACGATGAGGTTGGGCCAGGCGGCCAAGTCCTCTTTCGACTTAGGCTTCGGGTTCACGAGCGCCTTGAACGCGATGAAAAGATCCGTCTCCTCGCTGCCGCTTTTCACCTGGGTGCGCACTTGCGCCATGGTCTTGCCGTCGAGCTCGCTCACCTCATAGGTCTCGCCGCGCACGATGATCGGCCGGGTGATGAGCGTCGCCATCAGCCCGCAGACCTGATGATGGGCCCGGTGATTTTGCCGCCGAACTTGATCTCGTTCTTGCTCGAGAGGCTGGGATCGTATTCCCAGGAGAGCATCGCCAAGTCGAAGGAGAAGTTCTCGCTCGGGCTGTCATCACCGACCTGCAGCTGAAACGAGCGCCGCGCCTTGCTTTCGACATCATCGATCAGGCCGTTCTGAATGGTGGTATCGATCAAGGTGTAATTGGCCGTGAAGGTCACATCGTTGCCATCCGAGAGCCCCGCGATGTATTCCTTGCTGCCGCCGGAGCAGAAGGTGGTCGCTTCCACCTGATCGTTTTTCACGCCAATGCCGCCAATATTCGTGATCTCGCAAAAGCGCGTGTAGCTCTCGGGCGAATTCCCGTCCCCCACGGCCAAATAGTCTTGGCCGACGAATGCGTTTGTTTTGTGAACCGTTGCCGTCATGTCGAGTCCTCCGTAAACCAAAAAGTGTAGAGCTGCGTCATCCTCGCAATGCCGGGATCGGGATCCCCCGCCGCGAATTCGTTGTCGATGATGACCCTATCCACATAGGTGTCGCCCATCATGCCGGTCGAAAAGCCGTCGAGCGCGGCTTTCAGCGCTTGCGCCAATCGCACCGCCACCAGGCCATTCATGGCGTAGCTGTCGATCTGCATCTGCCCCGCGACCAGGCCGTCGGTCCCGCAGGTCGTTTGCTGGAAGAAGGTCGCGGTGCGCTGGATCAGCACATCGGGCAGCGAGTCGGAATTCTGCGGCCGCGTCCAGGCATAAAAGCGCTTGGTGATCGCGCAGACGGGCGCGCAGGTCGCAAGATACTGGCGGATCCCCGTCTCGAGCGTGCCGGCGCCGTCATCCTCGGTCACGCGGATTCCACCGCTTTGTCGATGCCGAGGAGGATCGAGTTGGCCAAGGCGAGCTCGGCTTCGTCGCGCGCCTGCAAGAGGGACTTGCGGATCCACGGCTGCGGCTTCTGATAGCGCGTCCCCAATTCGACGAAGTTCAAGGCGTAGTAGCCTTCCTTGGTGGTGGTCAAGATGCCATCGGCGATGTCTTTCGACTTGTTGATCGCGGCCCCGGTACGGAGCGATGAGCGCGCGAATCCCGCTGACACCGCGCGCCCGGTGTAGGTTTTGTGATCGACGGTGCCGACCGGGATGTTTTGCCGCGCATATTTCAAGGCGACGTTGATGCCGGCCTTGACGCCGCGCTTTAGCACCTGGCCCTGCTCGAGCTGCTGCAACGCCTTCAATTGCCGGGTGAGCACCGCGACGCCTTCTAAGGTTGAACGTTTTTCGAATGCCATCGAAAGAATCCTTTTAGGGCGTTTGACCGGTGCGATAACCCGCCACATCGCGCCGCGCGCAGGTCAGTTGCAATTCCACGCGCATCGTTATATCGCGAATCGCGCCCTGAATATCGTAATAGTCGAAGATGCCGGGGGATTTTCCGGGGTTCAGGCAGTGCACCAGGCGCATGGTGTTCGGCGCGACGCCTTCCAAGCCCGGGCGAAAACGAATGCGGATGCGGGTCCAGAGGAGGCTGCCGACCTGATTGGCGCTATAGGATTCGATCGGCTTCCAGTCATCGATCGCGAAGAACACGTTCGCGGCCCACAGCTCGTACTGAATCAAGGGCGAGCCCGCAGCGTCCAACAGCGGCGTGCCGTCATCCGCCAACTTCAGCTTTTCCAAATTACACAGGTGCCGGAGTTCGCCGGATTGCGTCGGGCGGATTTCGCGCCGGCCTGCCATCAGCGCCCGCCCCCCTCGCCAGCCGGCTTACTCATAAAGCCTCGCCGCGTTTCACAGAGCACCCTACGCAATACGCGTCGGGGTCAATGCCGCTCCATAAGTGTATATGCGGCATGTCCTCCGGCTGCGTCGTGGTGGTGTAACGGAGCGAGACCGTCGGGCGTTTCTTCGCCGCCTGACGCTTCAATTCAAGATCAAGGAGGTAGGCCGCGACCTTATTGGGCAGGATTTTGCGCACTTGGCCGCAGAGCCCGCACGGTTTGCCGCTCATACGCCCATCCCGCGGCGGTAGGGCATCAGCAAACTGATCGCGCGCTGCTCGAGCAATTCGAAATTATCGGTGTTCCGATCGAAGAGCGATTCCATGTAGAGCAGGATCGCGCAGTAGATATCGCGGCGCGCCGGCCCGGTATCGCTGGTGCCATGAATCGGGTTGCACTGCCAGTAATAGCGCCAGTTCTCAGGCGCCCAGCCCTCGCAGGGTTCGTCATACCAGCGCGGCCGCAAATCGCTCTCGGCCCAGCGGTACTGTTTGGGATCGGGCGTCGCCTTGGCGTTCGAATCTTTGGCCTGGTTGTCCAAGATCATGAGCTCGCCCAAGGTGCGCTCGGTGAAGTTCTCCGCCCAGTCCTCGGCGCCGCCGATCAGAAGATTCAGGCGCCGCTCGTAAACCGACTGCAGCCCCTCATCGAGCGAGAGTTGCGCGAGGGCGTCTTCGATTTGAATGTAGGTGCCGCTCATCGATAGGCCTCCGCGATCGCCTTGGCGACTGGTAGAAAAGCTTCAAAGCCCCAGTTCATTAGCGCGGAATTTACGCACATGAGGACAACCCGGCAATTGCGCTTGGTGTACCCGCCGCCAGCTATGACGCGATCCACGCTAGGAGTGTACGGCCCTTTTATCGCCGACATGTCGAATGGAAGCGCGCTTATCTCGCATATCCCGGCTTCAAGCCGCTGGATTAGCCAATCGCAATCCAAATCGAATTCCCAACCCTCAGCTTTTGAGCGTCGCCGAATATTCCTCAGCAGTTCATTGGCCCGCCACGGGATATTCCCGGCTTTTTTGACGCGCTGCAGTTCGATCCATTGAGGATCCTTGCGCTTCGTTTTCTCGACCGCGCAACGGCATGCCTTGCACCAAATGTGCAAACCGTCACTTTTCTTAATGTTCTTGTTTTTATGGAAATGAACGGGAGAGAAAAAACGAGTGCACTTCGAGCATCGTCGCAACGGCGTGCAATCCACATTTTGGACTAACGATAGTGTTCGTGTATCCAAGCGTGCTTCCTTTTCATCAAGTCCTGCCAAGGGTCGCAATGTCCGTGCATTATCACGATTTTAGCGGTGGGCGGAAGCGCTCCGCCCTTCGGCGCGATCTGATTGCGGTAGGAGAATACGCCGTCGGCATGCGTGAACTTCGCCTCATTGGGTCCTAAGCAGGCGCCGATCCACGCTTGGTCGGAGCCGATGTATTTCAGCTTCAGGCCGATTTGCGGTGAGGTCAGGGGATCGAACTGCTCCCACACCTGCAGCCGGCTACCCGCGGTCATCTGGATCAGGGAGCCGTTGTAGGGCGTTCCTCGCGCGGTGTCGCCGTACATTTTAAAATCGAGATCGTGATCGAAAAGCGCGGTGATGTCGGCGCAGATGACCACGTCGAGGTCGATTGAAACGAATCGCGGCCCGAAGAGATCAGCAGCCTCTCGAGAGAACATTTTAAGGCGTCGATAGCAGCTTGGGTTTCCACGACCGTGCGGGCTGGGAATGTTGGCATAGTCGCTCCATAGGGTCAGGGTGCGAACTTCCGGCCGGATACCAGCCGGGTCATCGGTCACGCAGACGAGCTCGAACGGCTTGTGATAGTGACGCGTCAGCATGGAATACAGGGTATTGACCGTCTCGGGTGAGAATTTCGAGCGGTAGCCCAAAGGCGGCCGCCACTTAAAACAGATAAATGCCAAGCGCTCGGCCGACTCGTTCATGGATAGATCTGCTTGTAAGGGAAGGTTCGGGTGAGCGGGCGCCAATTGGGGATGCGGTCGCGCTCGATCTTGCGCCGCGGGATTTCAACGTCATCGACGCCCTTGACCTTGCGTTCGTAATGCACGGTCGAGGCATCGGCGATGGTTTCACGGGGAACACGGATGACCGACCAGCCGAGCATGACGGGGTCGCCGGCGAAGCGGCGCACCTCCTCGCGAAAGAGCGCATCGGTGCCGTACAGGCCAGCGAAGCGCTCATCGTAGCCGCCGATCTCCCAGTACATGGCGGCGCTCATCAGCCAGGTGTTCGGATGCGGCTTGTAGGGCGTCAAGAGCGGCTCGCCGTCAGGACCACTCCCTTCCCAGGTATCGCGGCCGAAGCGATACACGGTGCGCGGATTCAACTTCGCGGCTTGAATGAAATTCCAGGTAGCCGCCGGCACCAGATGATCCATATCGGTCAATAGCAGCCAGGGCGCACGGGCGAAATGGGCGCAGACGTTGCGCGCCGCGTCCTGATTCCAGCGCACATCGACACCGATCTTGAAGATTCGAAGGACGCAGCCGATCTCGAAGCCCTGCGCATCGCCATCGGGCGAACCGTCATCGCAGACGAGCACCTCGATATTCTCGCGACAGCGTAACGGCAGCGCCGCAATCCGCGTCAACTGCTCGCGCAACATTTGCTGGTTGCGGTAATAGGGCAAGCACAGGGCTACGCGGCGCATGCGGCCTCGCGCTCGAGCGTCTTGCGGTCAATCGGCCGGAACCAGCGCGGCCCCTTCTTACCGGCGACGGAGACCACGATCTGCGCGGCCAAGAATTGCTGCGCGGCTGGCTCGAACTGGCCGGACCACTCGGCGAGCTTGCCGCCGCTCGAGCCGCCGCCATTCTTCCACGCATAGTCTGGGAACCAATGTCGCTCACCGCGGGGACCTAAGGCCATATCGAACCCGACGAGAAAAATCGCGCGCGGCCGCATCTGATAGGCCAAGTTCAAGGCACAGAAGCCGGAGTGGGTCCCGTTGAGTCGGTGCGGCGCGCCGTCCGGGGCGCGCTCGGCCATGATCGTCGAGGTGTGATCGCACTCGAATGGCACGATCGGGCGAATATTCAGGACGTTCTTGAGCGTCGAGGCCCGTAGCCAGATCGGTTTCTGCAGCCGACGCAGGCTCTCGACTCGGGCCTCCGCCCACATCCGATCCATTGAGAGGCATATATCCCACCGCGGCAGATAGTGAGCCGAATCGTTAACCGCAATGATCGTCCCGGGGAGCTTGGCGAGATTGAACTGCGAGGCTGACCAGCCGCCGGCGACGATGGTAATCGAGCTCATTGGGCCTCAAAGAGGTGAGTCTCGAACTTGATCCCATCGTGGATCAGGGCGACGTGGCGGAACTGCGCCGTCATCGTCCGCATCCAGTCATGGGAGCGCGCCTCATCGCGGCAGCGTCGCCCGCCGCGCATGTCGACGATGATCTTGGTCTGCCCGGCGATCGAGGCGCTCTTGACCAGGTCCATATAACGCTCTGGCGGATAGTGAAAGCACCAGGACTTGAAACTCACCACCAAGTCATAGAACCGCGGCGCCCGTCGGTGCGCATCGTTCGCGTCGATAAAATCAACCTGCTCGAGACCATTTAGCTTCAAGAACCGCCGCGCCGCGTCGCGATTGGAGAACGTCTCGTTGTGTTTCACCATGTCGGGCGCGTCATCGACGCCATCGAGCAAGGTCACCCTGCACTGATCGCCGAAGTGACGCGCCAAGAGCACATCGATGCCGCCCATGCCGGAACCGATGTCGAGCACCGCATCGCAGCTCGCCGGTAGATACGGTTCGATGCAATCGAACTCGCTATAGAGGGCATCGGCATAGAGCTGCAGCCAGGCCCCGGGATCATCGACCATGTCGGCGATCGCGCCGCGCTGCAGTTGCAAATACGGGTACGCCTCGAGCGGCACGGTCAATCCTAAGTCGCGATCGGCGCTCATGGTTCGAAGGTCCATACGTTGCCGGCCAGGAGCGTCCAGTCGGGAAGCTCTTGATCGAGCGCGACGGCGACGGTCAGCCAATTCGCGTCATGGCCCGTCAGCAAGCCGCCGCGCTTGACCTTTGGACGCCAGGCACGGATATCCGCGGCCACGCTGTCGGTGTCATGGCTCGCGTCGATGAACACGAAATCGAGATGCCTGTCCGGGATTCTGTTTGCCGCCTCCAGCGTCGATTCTTTTAAGATTTCGCAGCGCTTCGGGAAGACTTCGGCAATGCGCCGGACCAGGCTCTCAGCGTGAACCATATCCTTGGTGGCATACGGTCCCTCGGCTTTCCAATGATCGACGCCATAGAGATACAGCTGCGGGAACGCCTCCAGTAAATAACCGAAGAGAGCCCCTTGCCAGACGCCCAATTCGGCGCCGATCCGCCAGCCTCTCGAGCGAATCAGGTCGGTCAACACTTCTTTTCGGCCTTGGCTCATGATTTCTCGGCAATCACGGACAGATCCTTGCCGATGCCGGCCTGGCATTGCCAGCCGAGCGCACGCAGCTTCTCGATCCACACCGACGGCGGATGCATGGAAAGATGCGCGTTGCGCCCGTCCGGCAAAATCGCATTCGCGGGCCGGGTCGAGATCACGAAATAGGCCACTTTCCCGGTAAGGCGCCAGAGGTGATCGAGCACCGAATCCAGTTTCTCCGGCTCCACGTGCTCGAGGACGTCGGTGCAGATGATGAGATCACAGGGCTTCGGCATCGAGGCGCGCTCCGGGATGCCCGGGTCATACCCCAAGACGCGGATGGGCTTCAACGCCGCCGCCAATTTATTTTCCCCGCAGCCGTAATCCAAAATCGTCGCCGGTTGATAGTCCTCAATCAGCCGCCGCACGATCGCCTCGTGCTTGGCGCCGTCCGCGCCCCAGGAGCGCTTGGCATGGAGCGCAGTCAACTGCGCGCGGTATGCCGGGGAGGTCATGTCATCGAGCGAGTAGCGATAGGCGCCGGCGTGCCTTGCGAACATCCCAATGTGGCCGAGATCAAGTGCATGCACGCCTTTTTTCGCGAGTCGATACGCGAGCGCCGTCGCCGCGGTCCCCAAACAGATCAGCACCGTCGCGGCTGGCCGGCCGACCTCCTCCTCGATGCGATCAAGCTCCGCGTAGGCGTGCTGGCGCGGCCCGTGCACCTCGCGAATGCTGCGCGCCTCGTTGCCCATCATCTCGGTCGTGATCGATTTCTTGTCGCCCGAGACCAAGACGATATCTTTATCCCGCCAGAGCGCGCGCACTTTTTCCCAATAATCCGGGCGGTCGATCCAGGGCGCGTTGTCGGGGCGCGTAATGAAGCTCGAGTGATAGGTGCCCTTCGCGCTCAAATGCTGGACGTAGAGCGGCTGCGTGTAGCGGATCCAGGACTCACGCCGCGGGCAGTCGCCCAACGGGTTCGGGATCCCGACCAAGCACCCATTGGGATGACCGAGAATGAACTTCAATTCGGTCGCAAGCTTCGGATCCGGTCGCTGCGAGGTGCAGCCGCCGCCGACGGCGACGCGCCACTCGCCATCGCCGAAGCGCGCGATCGAGGAATAGGCGAGCGCGGCCAACGTATCATCTTCGCTCACGATCGGCGGGTAGGTTTTCACTTTTCAGTGTCGTCGAGGAGACTGACGGCGAGATTCATGCCGACCAGCTTGCAGCCCAAGCGAATCATCGTGACTCCATACAGGATGAGCGCTCTGGCAACGCCATATTTATAGCGAAAGAGCGGCGAGATTTTGATCTCGACGGTGAGATTGGAGAGCTTCGGGCTGAATGATTTGGGAAACATCGCCATCGGGGAGTGCCTCTTGAATCGTCGACCGCGCGAAGCATGTCAGTGCGGTTGCGCGACTGCAATTGATTATTTCGAGCCCAACTTCTTTCGCATCGAGGGCCAAGCGGTTCATCGCCTTGACCCACTGCGGATAGCGCCCGCCGTTGCCCAAGCCCCGCGGATGATCACCGTGCCAATGCGTGCGGCCGCGTGAGCGCTGGAAATCAAACCCTAAGAGCAAAATCCGCTTCACCCCAAAAAGATGCGCAAGGCCGATCGCCTGATAGCCGGAATTGAAGCCGGTGTGAATGTGATTGGGCGATTTGGAGAGGCCCGCCTGATCGAGCCCATAGACCCAATGCAGCTTGTACTGATCGCGCGAGGCGGACGCGACGGTCCAGAGCTGCGCACCGGTGAAACTCTTCGCAAGCTCCGCGAAGTACGTGTTCCACCAGGTCGCATCGCACGCGTACAGCGCATCCGCCCAGGGCGCTAGTCGGAAGCTCGTGTTGACGACGATCGTTTTGCATTTCCCCTGGCACCACGCCGCGTCTTCACGGGTGGAACTGGGTCCGGAGGCGATGATGGCGCAGGTGTCGCCGGCCCACTGTCCGTGCGCTTTCCCATAGCGGGCGGCGATGGCAGTGGGAATCCTTTTTCCACCATCGCCAATTCTTTTCCCGGGACTTGCGCTGCCTTCGTCAGGGGCGCCGCGGCGAAGGCCTGCCGGCGCTGCGGCTGCGGATCGTCGGCCAAGGGCTCGAGCCAGGGCGGTTTACGCACCGCCAACACCTTGCCGTAGGATTCTTCGCACCAGAAGATCTCGCCTGCGCGGATGAATCCATACGGGCTCTGCCAGCTCGTCAGTGCTTTTGCTTTCATCGATATGTGCTCCGCGGCATAAAAAGCCGCGCACTTGAGGCCGTAATCCCAAGCGCGCGGCAGCTAAGGCCAATCTCCCTTTAACCAGCGCAGCTTAAGTGCTGGTTCCCGCCGGGAAATTGCCATAGACGAACGCCGCCGGCCGCGTGACCGCGAGCGCCAAGCGCTCTTCGCACAAGATGGTCACGAGATTGCGCACGAAATCATCCTGATCTTCGGTCGAGACCAGAATCTGCGCTTGCTCGCGATCAAAGAGCATCGCCGCCAACTTAAACGCCCCCACCAGGAAGTCCCCGACGTGCATGGAGTCCGACTGCACCACCGGCAGGCCCCAGATCATGGCGGGAATCGAGCCCATCGGCTGCGCCAGGATGTAGCGGTCTTGGCTGTCCTTGGTGAGTTCGATGTTGTGCCAATCAACCGGCGACATGACGGCGCCCGAGGCCGGGTAGAACGCCAAGCGGACCTGCAAGATTGCATGGCGAATCACATCGATGAAGGTGTCAGTCGCCTTGGCGAAGGCGCCGCTATACACCGTCGCCTGCGGCACGATGCCCTGCAGATGCTCACCCGTGCCATCACCAAAGAGGAGCTCATGCTCTTCGGTCAATTTCAGGCCGAAGTTCAAGCGCGCATCGATCAGCGCCGCCAGCTGCTGGAAGTCGGCGAGCACTTGCTTCGAGGCCTTGATCCAGTGGGCGATGGTCGTCACCGGCACGTTCAAGCGGCTGTAGGTGATATCGGACTGCGGCTTCAAAGCCCCTTCCGAGACCACTCCGGCATTATTGGTGAAGACATTTTCCTTCACCCAGTAGATCAAATCCGTGCCCGTGGTACCGCCGGCGAGCAAATCTCGCACGGTCAGGTTCTGTAGGTACGGAACGACGACCGTCGGCAAATACTCGGGCGTGATGCCCTCACCGGCGCTGCCCGCGAGGCTCGTGATCGTCTTCAGTTGGAAGGGGCGCGACATGTGCTTGCCGGTGCCCTTGCCGATCGGCACGAAGTTTTTGAATTCCTCCGACTCGATGTACTGCTGGCCGATGGACTTGGGCGGCCCCTTGCGACCCCCGGTGAGGCCCGTTGCGATCTTCTGCTCGAGGAGCACGATGCGCCGCTCGTTATCCGCCTTGTAATCGGCGAATTCGCCCATCAATTTGCCGCCGTCCTTGTTGAGCTTATCGACGGCCTCTTTGGTCGATTCCTGGATCTTGCCGAAGGTTTTGACATCCTCGGCGGTCTTGTCGATCACGACTTTGACGGTGTCGAAGTGCTTACCTAAGGCCTTTTCGATCGCGGCCTTCAACTTCTCGCCGTTCTCCGCCTCATCGGCGAGCGCCATCGGCCCGTGGTAGAGGTAGCTTTCTTCCTGCGCGCGATCCCACTCGAGGGTCGCCATATCGAGTACGCCGCGCGTGATGATGCGCTGGCCTTGTGTGCGTTTCATGGTGTCAGTTCCTTACAATTTGAAGTTCTCAATGAGTGCGATGATGGAATCTTCCGATTCCTGGCTGTGCGCCGTTCCCTCAGCCTCGCGCTGATTGAGTAGCTTCGTCAGGCCACCGTTCGCAATCGCGGTCGCCCGACTTCTCGAAATCCCCCCAGCCTCACGCAGGAAGGACTCAAACTGTTTGAGCGTCGGCAGTTCGCCGCGCGCAAAAATGCTTTTCACATCCGTGATGACGGCCTCGACGTTGGCCGGAAAGGTCACGAGCGAAATCTCCCACAGATCGATTTCCGTGAGCCGGTACAAATCCATTTTGCCGTCGAAGGTGATGCCGCCGGTCGGAATATCGTAGCCGATCGACATCGAGCGAATGACTTTCGCTTTCATCAGCGCGTAGGCGGTTTTGGCCTGTGGCACATCGTCGATCAGGAGTTGCCCCTCGACATAGAGGCCGGTCTCGTCCTCTTCCATTTTCGTGAACGGCCCGATGGGCATGGTCGACATGTGCTGCCACAGCGCGGGCGGCAGGGCGTCGCGTTCTTTCCAGGCCGAGAGTGTGCCGATGAAGGCGCCCTTCATTACCACATCGCGATAGGAATCCATGACGCCGAACGCCGAGCCGTAACCGGCGAAGCTGCCGTCTTTTTCGATCGCCTTGATCTTCATCGGCAAATTGCGGTGCTTTAAATTCATGTGACGAGCCTTAGTTTGGGCGGCGGTTTCTGCGCATCGGGCGGCGCCACGACCGTTTGCTGACCGCCCATGGTTTCGATTTTGTCCAACGGGATGAGATTCGACTGCACCGTGAGCGCATCCCCGCCCTCGGCCGGCGGCAGATCCTCGCGCGCCCGGATTTCGTTTCGCGTCATCACGCCATTTTGCGAATAGGTGGAATAGAGCGCGGCGCGGGCGGTGGAATCGGCGCCCAACAGGTCATCGGTGTCGATGGTGAGATACAGCTTGTTCTGATCCTTGGGGCGCACGAGCTGGATGGCGCAGGCCTGCTCCAATTGGCGAATGAGCGGCCGCAAAGAGAGGCCCTGCCAGCCCAACATCAAATTCTCGATGCCCGTGCCCCAACTGGTGACGCCGGCCGCGGCATGACCGATCAACACCGGCGGCACGCCATACCAGCGGCAGATATCCTCGACCGCGAACTGGCGCGAGGCCAAAAGCTGCACGTCCTGCGGGTTCATGGTGAGCGCTTCGAACTTCATGCCGCCCTCGAGCACCATGATGCCGCCGGCGTGTTCGCCGCCCGTGGCGAACTTATGCACGGAGGCACGGATTTCCTCGCGTTCTTTTTCCTTCAAATAGCCGCCCGCCTGCACGAAGCCGCCGGCGCGCATGCCGTTTTTGAAGGTCTCCGCCGTCGCCTGGTCGCCCGCCATTGCGATCCCTAGGCTGTTGCGGGCGTAGGCGATCGGGGACAAGCCCACCAGGCCATCGAGCGAGCGGCCCTTGAAGTGGAAAATATCGGTGGCGGCGTAGTCCTGCATGCCTAAGATGGGCGCGTAATAGCGGTAGCGAATGAGGCCGCCCTCAGCCCGGTACGGCGTCATCAATTCCGGTCGCATCGGGTCCAGCATGATCACGCGACTATCCTCGCCGCGGGTGATCTTGGCGTAGCCGTTCCCCCACAGCGCCCGCGAGGCGATCAGCATCATCCAGAATTCGATCGCGGACATTTGCGGGTTCGGCTGGAATCCGAGCACCGTATAGAGCGGATCGTCGAGCGCCGGCGCGCCGAAGCTCGAGCCCGCGCGTTCGCGCTGATTCAAGATGAACGGGAGCGACGCGACGGTCTCCGAGATCAGCCACACACAGGCCCAGGCCGCCGAGATGCTGAGTGCGCCTTTGGGCGTGATGTCCTTGCCGGTCTGCGACCGGACAATATTGACCGGCGGCACGCCCTGCCCATAGCCCGGCGTCGGAAAGTAGCCGGCGCCCGCATACCCCATCGAGGAGTCATAGAGCCCTTGAAAGAAGGTCGCCGATTTACGCAGCAGATGGCGCGCGACCGTGCGTAAGCGAGATGGCTTCACGCCATCACCGGCGATGCGAAGAACCCCGCCCGATCGCCGCTTTCTTCCGCATCCATCGCGAAGCCGCCAAAGGCCATGAAGAGCGCGCAGGCGCCGTCGATTTTATCCGGCGAGCGCGCCTTGTTCGGCTTGATGTTCATGTTGGAGTCAAAGGACGGCACCACGTTAGCCATGTGCCAGGTGAGCACGGGATTGCCGCCATGTTTCAACTTCCCATTCAAGTACGCCGCCTCGCAGAGCTTCATCGCCGGCGTGTAAGAGCGCGGCCCTTGGATGAATTGCATCAGCCCGTGCATATCCTCCGGGGTGGCAGCGTCCACGCCTTCGTCGATCAGGTCGTTGACCAACTGCGCAGAATTCCACGGATCATAGGCAATGATTTTGGGCTGAAAACGTCGAATATCCGTCAGCATGTCGGCCGCGATGGCGTTGTAATCATTCGTAGCTCCGCTGCATTGCGTGACCAAGCCGGCTTCGATCCAGCCGGCATAGTTGACCGATTTCCTCTCGGTTCGCTGCGCTACGGCTTCAGCAGGGACCCAAAAGCGGCCCCAAGTGTAGAAGGTTTCTTGGATCTTCCACAACAAACGCCACGCCGCCATGTCGGTATTCGCCGCGCCATCGAAGCCCGCGGTGCACGGATGCCCCGCCATCTCCTCGAGCGTGAAGCCACCCGAACAGCGCCGCCACTTCGTTAAGTTAGTCCAACTCGCCGCGGCGGAAGCGCGGCGGTTCAAGCGTTTGATGCGAAATTCCGATAGCGATCCCGGCATCTGCTGAGCTGCGACCGCGGCCTTGCGGATCTCCTGCAGGATGTAGGGATTGACCGTCATCAAGGGATTCGCCTTGATCCAAGTCGACTCATCGAAATCGTCATCGTCCTCATCGACCGCGTAGTACAGCGCCAAGAAGTGATCGGCCTCAACCACGCCATTCAAAATGTTGTGCGCGAAGCCGCGCAGTTCCGCCCACGGACCGGGCGATTCATAGCCCTCGGTGGTGGTGTAGAGCTTCAAGGGCGACGCCCGCGCGCCGCCGGCGCTGTTTAAGACCTCGAGCAAATCGCGGGTTTTATGCGCGTGGATCTCATCCAGCGAGGTGTGCGAGGGATTTAAGCCGTCCTGGGTCGAGGCCTTGGAGTTGATGGGTTTGAAGATGCCGCCGATCTCGTAGCGGTTGATCTGGCTCACCATGGCTTCCAAATCGAATTCGGCCTGCATGTCGGGTTCCTTCTCGACCATGCGCTTGGCGACGTTGAAGACGATGCGCGCCTGGCTGCCGGTGGTCGCGGCGCTGATGACCTGCGCGCCGTTTTCGTTTTCGAAGCAAAAGCAGTAGAGCAGAATGCCGGCCGCGATGGTCGACTTGGCGTTCTTGCGCGCCGTCGCTAATAGCGCCTCGGTGTAGCGCCGCGTGCCGTTGCCAATGGTGCGAAAGCCGAAGAGCTGCACGATGAAAAACACATGTGCCGGGTGCAGTTTGATCGTTTCCGTGGCCCAGGTCCCCTCGACGTGCGGCAGACACTCCATGAACGCGCAGGCACGATTCGCTTGGTCGGCGGAGAACACAAAGGGCGGCTTTTTTCGCTGCGAGCGCTTGAGATCGGCGATGAACCGGCGCGCGGCCTTACGCACCCAGGTGCAAAAGGCGTGATGTTTCCGATCCTCGATCGCCTCTTCCGCGTAGGCGATCGCCACCGACACGTAATCGGCCGGATCAATCCTCGATGTTGAATTGCCGGAGCTTGCCGAACGGGCTTTTGGTCTTTTTCCTGCCGATGACTTTGACACGGGACCTTGAGGAGGGGGAAAACCCTAAATCGCTCGCCGCTTTTATCATAACGGCGGCCTGACTGTTTTTGATCGTGAGGTAGGGATTCTGGCCGTGCCACTTGCCGAGCTTCACCATGATGCCTTGCGTCGCCACCTTATGCGCCGCGTCTTCGTGGAAGGATTTGGCGATCACGTAGATCTCGAGGATGCCGGAATCTAATTTCTTCAGCATGCCGGGCGGCGAATTCGCAATGCATTCGCGCCAAATCGCTTGCTGGCGGGCGGATAAATGCGATGGTGGGTCGAAGAGATCGCCATCCGGCACGGGCTCATGCTGATTTTTGAGCGCTTCCGGCGGCGTGCCGTCGACGACTTTGAGATACGAAGGCTTGGGTTTTCGGCCGCTCGGCATAGGTAAAGCGGAATATACCCGCTATTTCGGCGCGGCGGCTGCGGTTTACGTCACGTGGCGGCGCGTTTCACGCATGGCTTAGGCCAAAGGACCGCCCGGGGATCGGCTGCGGATAGCCGCCGCGAGCATCGCTGTCATTTCGTCGTCACTTGCCTTTTTTCCACGCGCAAGGCGTAAAGAAAAAGCCCTATCACGCATAGGCTAAAAACCGACGCCGCGAACAATATCCATAGAAATAGATTCACTTAGTCGCCTCCGTCGATTACCTGCTCAAAAGAATCTCCTGAGGCCACGTATTTTAGCACCCACCTTAAATAAGGGTCGCGCTATTGAGCTGCTTTTATTCCGGCCTGCGGCGCGGGCTCGAGTGCCGCGAGCAACGCATCCGCATCGGCAATCGCACGCGTCACCATCGCGGCGCGCTTGATCTGGTGACCCTCAT